TTTTGCCTTAGCTTTTGATGCTTGTAACTTTACATAATAATTTGAATATCTTTCTTCTGCTTTGATAGATGCAGAGGATAACCTGGTTTGCAGCATCAATGCCGCCTCTGGATCGATTGTATCTAGTGATGCAGAGTATCCATCTGTAATATCGGCAAGCTGTGCCTGGACAGTGCTAAACGGTGTCTCATTTGTTTCAGCATCATTCAAGATCCGCATTATCTCGATTTCAGCTTCATTCTGTATTTCCGCAACAGCCACGCGACTACCCAGGGCATACGCTGAACGCTCTGCTATTGTAGTAGGCCCACCCGCCGCCTCTATTGCCGCAAGAGTAGGGCGAGCGCCCTCTTCCCTAACGCGCTCCTGTCCTCGGATTGCTGCGCCCTCAGCCGCCTGCTTGAAGGCGAAGTCAGCCATACGATCTACTTGCTGAGAAATATTCTGCCCAAGCCTGGCTTGTTCCCGCGTAGCGGCAAAGTCCAACTGCTGAGGTCGGCGGGTTTGTAAACCGATGCGCTGATATCTTGGAAGAATAGCCATGTCTTAACCTGTTAATTGTCCAGCTCTATACGAACCTGTGCCAAGTGTACCAGCAGCAGAAACATAAGAGTTTAATTGTGCGGCTCGACCGGCAGATTGATAAATGCCTGCCTGAGTGCTTGCCTGGCCGAGAGCCATAAGAGCATTGTCTTGAGCAATAGCCTTTTCCCTAGCGCCCTCTGACAAAGCAAACTTTTGTAATGTTGAGGCAGAGCCAGATGTAGGATCAACACCACCAGCAGCAGATCGAGAAATAATAGCCGCAAGCGTTTCATTAAGATTTCGCAAAGCATCAACGCCTTTTTGCTTATACGCAAGAGCCTCAGATCTGCCGCGAAGCTCTGCTTGCCTGGCTTGTGCTTCATACTGCCTGCGCTGTGCTGCACCAGCAGCTATTTGACCCGCAGCAGAAACAGCAGCAAATGCTAATTGACTCATCTTAATTCCCCACACTCAAACGATATTCTAAGCCCAGAACAGTCATTGCTAATGGCACATTCTGGCTTACGGTTATTTGTCCAGTACCACTATACCCCAGCAAGCCGTGAACGGTCTTAGTGCCGGTAAATGGATCAACAGGTTTATCTAAAACATTTTCACCAAGGTTTCTAAACGGAACTTGCTTGCCGTTGATCGTCATGTTCTGAGTTCCATTGACGATTGCATCAACTTGGATAATTCTCTTTTTAAACCCTTGAACAGATCCAGAGGATAGAGTCGGCTCGGCTGGCATAGTTTTAGCTGTTACCGTATAATCAAGACCAGCAACGAAGGATGTTGTAGAGGCAGTAGCAAAGTCCACACGTCCATCATGGCTCGCAACCTTAGTGCCATCAATCACGCCATCTCGGATTATCTTAACAACCCTATCTCTAAGACCAGTGCTAGTAACTTCTCCAGCAGCACCACCAGATACAGCCCTGTCTAAAGTGATGTCTGGATTAAACTTTTGCAGATGATAGGTGTTTGTAATGTAGCTACTTACCCATGACTCACCGGCATCATGCGCTTCCCAAAACGCTTGGACAAAAGATAATATCCTCGCGTAGATGTAGTTATTACTTGTTACATCCGTAAAGCTAAGAGTAATTGGTGGAGACCCATAAACAATTCTAATCAGAGTAACGTCACCATTTGCATCAATAGTTATTGTCGCTGTGCCGTTGCCATATGACTCCCAAAACCCAGCATCCAAAGTGCCGACAACACCGTTCTGACCAAGATCTGCCCTTGGATAAGAGTCAACAGTCTCCAGCAACCAGGCATACACACCACCATCAGATGCGTCTTTTGTACCAGCAGCGATCTCATCTATAGCAGCAGAAAGCCCATCTGTAGTATTCCAATCCATAACGGGAGCCTTAACGATTGTGTAAACATCAGACACCTCAACGCCCACGGCAATAAACTCACCGTCAGTTGTAAATCTACTAGGAGCAATCACGTTCTGGCCAACTAGAATAGAGTAAACAGCCATCGAGCCATCTGTGCCATTTACCACAAACAATCGATCTGACTCATCTGTAGATGCTGCTCGACGAGCGGCCAAGTCAATAGGATCTTTTAACAAATGAGAGCTAAGAGCTGAGAGAGGTTGAACCTGATAGGACGCCGTAGTATCACCGAATTGAAACGCATTAAGAGATTTCCCCTGCCTTTGGATAAAGACAGACGCGCCGTTTAAATCTTCAACAGGAACGCCAGGCTTAGAGCCAAGTCTGGTTTGCGGCCTTATAAAAAAACTTGAAGGCGTAATCGGATCATCGGTCGTCTGTATTACAGCAAACTCACCACCAGTTGTGAATATCCGCAAGTCATTACCTGAGAACAAATTAACAATACTGTTAAGCTGGTTTGTGTTAATAGTTGCCTCAACAGCCTCATCAGCAAGGCCAGTGCCAGGATTAAAGTCAAAGTAGTTAATTACATTAGATCCCCAGATCGTATTCTGCCTGGACTTAGACCCACCAAAATACAACCGACCCTCATGGAATGCAGCAGACTTAGGCCACCCGCGAGTGTTTGACCAAACATCTTCATAGCCATGCTCACTCTCCCAATTACCGGCAGTAATAGCACTTGTGTCAAAGAAGTTTACCTCAACAACAGCCTTCATTTCTGTGGAAGAAACAAACTCCACATACCGAGCGCGACCAAAAGTGCTGAGAACTTGAGCATATTCACCAACAGTAGCAGCAGCAAATGGCTCAACCTTATATCCTGTTGTATTATCTGGAGCCGTATCCCAAGCGGGATAGACGGTCAGAACCTTTGTAGAAGCAACATAGTCCTCAACGTGGCGCGTTTGCCCTGAGCCAGTGCCAGATGTTAAAGTAATAAACATTCCGTTTGGCTGATCGTCAGATGTAAAGCTAGATGCAGATTTAAGGGTGATTGTATCAGCCCCGCCAGCCTGAGCTGTTCCTGTGTCTGTCGTTGCTGCTGAGGCTGTAATAGTGATATTACCAGAGGTAGCGCTGGGCGTAATCGTAAAGTCTGGTTGGTGCGTATCAAACGCATAAGCATACTGAGGCAAATTCGTCAGAGGTAGGTTTTCTAACGTCCAAGAGGTATCACTGTTTCTCACCAAGCGTTTAGTTTGCAGATCCTCGTGGCAGAGAATAAGCGTATCAACCGCTTGCGTGTAGTTGATCTCATCGAGCATCGCGGCAGTAATATCAGTGGCTGCAATGTAATCGTTGCCAGAGGCGTTAATGTTTGTTTGCAACACCCCAGCCTTAAAAACATAAATCCTTTGATTAACAAAAACCAAAAGATAACTGTCGTTTACACTAAACTCGAAGGGGATAATTTTAAAATCTGTAAACGTACCACCAAAGTCATAGATAAACTGAAGCCCGTCACGGCGACGAAACCCGCCTTGAGGCTGAATGATTACATTCGTAGCTTCTTCCAGAGCATTCTGATATTGCTGTAGATCCGTTCTAGCACGAATAAGCGGATCAAGCTCGCCAACCGAGAAATTGGTTTGGAACTGTATTACCCGCATTTTAGTACCTTACACTAATTAAAGAATAGTCCTCAATAACTTGGGGCGGCTTTCCTCTGCCATCAATATTCATAGCAGCTCGCATTTTGCCACCACGACCAGAATCAGCCGGTGTGCCATACGCCTCAGCTCTGAAATAATCAGCCTTAGAAATTTGATCGGTTATAACGAAGGCCAGCTTAGAAGCTAACGCATAGGTAAGCAGATCAACAAAGTAAGGCGGCATTTTGCTTTCATCTACTGTTGCCTGATAATCGATGTAGACTTCCTCAAAATTTGTATAGACCTGATCTTGATAAACTTCCCATCCATATCTTACGGGAAGCTGTCCTATGCCAGAGCTTTGAAACAACGCTATAACGCCAGAAAGCATATCGCCTGGCATTTGGTAAGCATATTTCCATTCGTCTACTGGAGCAGCCGCCAATCGAGCAAGCTGTTCTTTTTGAACGCTCCAGCTCCAAAGGTAGCTTGATAAAAGTGTATCACGCAGATCTGGATATAATCTATCGCAAGCCTGAGCCGCATCGCTTCCCTCTGTAAACGAAGAAATGGGCGCAGCACCCAACAGGATTAGAGCATCTGAACAGATTGAGAGTGAAGTATCACCAGCGGCCATATTGCCCTCCTGTTAGTGGGGAAGGGGAGCCGAAGCCCCCCAACCTTATTATGTAGTCAAATCAGTAACGGTTATAACGCCACTGGTATTGATTAACTTACACAGCGCTTGACTATCACTAGCAACGACCCAAAGGGCGTCACCAGTTGTAATAAGCGATTCAACTGTGTTGAAATAACCTGAGCCTTTAACAGTTGCCAAATTATCACCTGATGAGATGTAAGTGTACACCGCTGGAGCGTTCCCGCTCTTGGATGCAGCAACTGTTGACCAGTTTGCAGATGCGAATGCCATTGTCTAATCTCCTAATTATTCAGTGCAAGAAATTTTGACAATGCCTTCACCGTCGATCGCAATAGCGCCAGCAGAGAACATCGAGCTAACCAGGAATGACGTTTTTTCCGGAACGTAATTCACTTCGGTTTTCTGCGACATTGACTCAGCGTAGCCCATTGAATCCTGGTGCCAAGCAAAACAGGTGCGAGTAGAAGGCTTAGGAATACCACCCTCATCACGATCACCCATAGTCAAAATGGTGAAGCCCATGAACGTATTGATCTCACCCTGGACAAGAGCCTTTACAGCAGCAAAGTCCTGGCTGGTGATTTCAGTTTCGCCAAGCAATGCGTCGAGCTGAGAAGCGTGCATGAGCAGTCTGCGACCCTCGGCGGGTACGTTCTTCTCATTCAATGCTTTAGCTGTAGCACGTAGCTTTTCGATGTTCATGTTCGTGCCAGCACCGCCAACAGTCGTTGCAACTGTAGATGTGCCAGTGGCCGCGTCCAGAGCATCAATCATAATCTGATCCATACGACGAGCGATAGATTTAGATACGACTTGAACCAACTCAGAGCGCTCATCAAAGTTGATGTGCGATTGCTGGAAGATGTCTGAATATTCTGCCGCGATGTAATCTTCCATCGTTGCAGTTACTCGACCATAAGTCACATTCAGTGGTGTGACATCAGTTTGTGGAACGCGAAGTGTGGCAACACCTTTTCCGATTGTTGGAAACTTTACAGTATTACCGGCTACTCCGGTGCGTGTCCGCATCGTGCCGCGAAGCAACGATTCGGCTTGATACGCTTGTTTGACCTCAGAGTCGAAAAGATCAACAAACGCCGTAGTGACGTTCTGCGCCATTGCAGATACCTCCTAATAGGTTTCAACAAAACGCTTCCGTTATCCGAGGTTTCGGGCGGTCGCTTGCGCGTTATGGCCGCGCCAACCAGTAGAATACTACATTCAACGGGCCGGTGCGCGGTTAGCCGTTAAGACTAAAATACACGCAAGCGATACTTATTGCAAGAGTTTAGGCTCTTTGCTGTGATTGGAACCATTGACGCTCTATCTTGGTACGCCAAGCAGCATCAGTTTTCCAACGCGGATCTGCAATCGCAACATTAAGATCTTCCTTGGTAAACTCTGGCTGCTCAACCACAGGCTTGATCGGAATGTTCTCATTCGTAAGAGCCTGATGATATTTTAGGAACGCATTGATCGAGTCAGCATTATTCAAAGAATATGCTATTGCTTCACGCTCAGAGTTATTAAGTGGCGCTTTCATTAGAATACGCTCCGTCAT